ACGGGGGCGCAGGGACCAGAGGGGCCTATCGGACCACAAGGAATACAAGGCGAAACAGGATTACAAGGCGAAACAGGATTGCAAGGGCCACAAGGACTAAAAGGAGATACGGGTTTACAAGGACCAAAGGGAGATACAGGTTTACAGGGAATTCAAGGTCTTACAGGCGATATTGGGCCAGAAGGGCCTGCAGGGTCACAAGGTTTACAGGGATTGACAGGGCCAGAAGGACCACAAGGACCCAAAGGAGATACAGGTTTACAGGGAATTCAAGGATTAACAGGGCCAGAGGGACCAGAAGGACCACAGGGAATACCAGGAAATACAGGGCCAGAAGGACCACAGGGACCCGAAGGAGCAGATGGTACAGGCGTAACGATTTTAGGTAGCTATGCAACCGAAGGAGAATTAAATTCTGCACATCCTTCTGGAAATGTAACAGGCGAAGCTTACATAGTTGCAGGCGATTTATATGTTTGGAATGGGACTATATTTGAAAACGTTGGACAAATCCAGGGGCCTATCGGACCACAAGGGCCACAGGGAATTCAAGGGATTCAAGGAATTCAAGGACCTATTGGGCCAGATGGTCCACAAGGATTACAAGGGATTCAAGGAGACGTTGGACCCGATGGGCCACAAGGTCTACAGGGCATTCAAGGTGAAATAGGACCACAAGGAATTCAAGGGATTCAAGGAATAAAGGGAGATACAGGCTTAACAGGAGACACAGGGCCACAAGGGCCGATAGGGAATACAGGAGCCGATGGACCACAAGGAATTCAAGGAATTCCAGGTGTCAAAGGGGATACAGGCAACACAGGCCTGCAAGGCCCTAAAGGAGACACGGGAATACAAGGAATTCAAGGTTTACCTGGTGATACAGGCCCACAAGGGCCAACAGGTCCAGACGGCCCACAAGGAATACAGGGTATTCCAGGAATTAAAGGGGATACAGGCGACACAGGATTACAAGGACCCGAAGGACCCGAAGGACCACAAGGAAATCAAGGTCTTAAAGGGGATACAGGTTTACAAGGCTTACAAGGTCCAGAAGGGCCACAAGGGCCACAAGGGGTTCCAGGCGACACAGGCCCAGAAGGCCCACAAGGACCTGCAGGACTTCAAACAATGCCGTTGGCAAGTTCAACGGTTGTCGGTGGGCATAGAGTCGGCAATGGTTTAGGAATGTCAGGCGAATATTTAGTAGTAAAAAGTGCAAACGGCCTAAAAACAGATGGAGCCACATCATATTCAGTAGAAGTTGATAGAACAGTAACCGATACTTGGTATACAAAAAATGCATCAGGCCAAAGTTTGACCATCTGGAAAGGCGCACAAGCAACCTATGACGCAATCGTAACAAAAGACCCAAATACACTTTATTTTATAACGGGGTGATAGCATGACTACAGGCGTATTACCTTTAAATGTACTTAAAGCGCTCATGTATTCAAATACGGGATTCTTTGAAACTTCCCAAACGGATATTGATGAAGCTTGGAAAATAACGGTTGGTAATTATGATGGAGCAGGCATTTCACAAGGTCCGAGTCAGATGAATTTTGATTTTGGCGACCCACTTTCATTAATATTTCGTAACGTATACAACAATCATCGTGCGACTTGGGATAGTGTATTTGCACCGTATCCTACTGAAAAACAACAATTATACGATGCGGTTTTTGTAAAGACACAATTAGAAAAGATTGCTTGGGCAGATTCAATTTCTTATGTGGATGCTAGTCAGGAAAAAAGAGGGCTTAATGCCCCCTGGCTTCCTATTTTCCAGGCATTTGCTATGGAGCAAGATTATCGTGATGAATATGTCGAAGTAGTTAATGTTCAATATTATCCTCGTGTGGAAAAGTTATTTCGTTCTATGGCCTGTAAATCAAGAATGTCGTTTGCTTCATTCTACGATCTTTCAGTTAACCGAGGAAGATATTATCCTGTTCTTAGTTTGTTAGCTGATTTTGATGCAATTGATGCAAATACAAATATTGATGAAACAGAAAAAGAAAGACAAAAGATTTATCAAATTAATGATCGTGCAAATAAGTTCGAGAACGGTATTGGCGACCCAACCGTTTATGACGATAGGCGTTATTGTATGGCTAATCAAGGCGGTAATTATTTTGGGGCTACATATGACCCCGAAGTTCAATTCGATATAAACCAAGAACCTGCATTAGTTGAGAAAGCCGATTTTATTAAAGGTATTAAAAATATGTCATTGGGTGCAACTAAGATTAAGAAAGTCAATTTTGGAGAACAACCGATATTTGAAGAACCGTTTTACACAAGTGAAGCACCTGATACACAATTCAGAATTCTTTATAACGATTGGCAGGGTATGGCTAATCAAACGGTCGTTACATTGACTGCAGGCCAACCTTTGTGGATAGATGTGCAGAATTGGTTGGGTACAAGATTGTATTATACAACTGATGGTAGTACGCCAACGACTTCATCACAACGTTATACAGAAGCTTTAACATTTGATACATCCGTTACTCTAAAGACGTTAGCCGTTAGCGTATATGGAGTTACTGAAGCTATTAAAACTTTAGCCGTAACTGTTACAGGAGGCGCAGGCGTAACCTCTGTTAGTCCTACATCCACAACTCAAAATACGATTCCTTTTAATGTTACGTTAACAAATAGTTTAGGAAATACGATTTATTACAAGGTCGGAGCAGGAACGCAACAAACTTATTCGGCCCCGTTTCCTGTAAGTCAAGTGACTAATAATGTGGGCGTAAATATCCTGGTCACTTATTGGAGTACAGGCGAGACAGAAAAAACAATTACTTATAATACGGCAGGCGCATTGACAGGGGCGCCCGTAGTAACGGCTACACCTGGGAATTATTATGTTCGTTTGGATTGGGCGCCAACTGCTAATACAACTTCTTATAGTGTTTATCGTTCAACTGTTTCGGGCCAATTAGGAACTTTGATAAGTGACCCATATCAAGCAGGCGTCGGTTTTGATGATGGTACGGCCGAAAATAATGTAACTTATTATTATACGGTCAAAAGTGCAAACTATGGAGACGTTACGGATGGTGTTCAAGTTTCTGCAACACCACAGGCCGTTTCTGCGCCAACTTATCGTTATGTTCGCTATACAGGTTATGGAGATCAAACGGGAACCGTTAGTCGTTTAGTAGAAATACAGGCGCTTGAAGGGGCTACAAATCGACTTTTAAATAAACCACCAATGGCAGGATATACGCCTGTAAACGGTGGGACCATTGGCGTTGCGACAGATGGGGCTAAAGTTCAAAGTGCAGGTTATCCGTTATGGTGGGGAACTGAGCCAACAGGAATTGTCACATGGGATATGGGCGCTCTTTATCCGATTGACACGATCAATGTAACAGGCTATTCGCCTACAATTGACCCACGACAAACGCAATTTATTATAGACGTATCAAAAGATAACTTGGCTTGGACAAACGTAATTAATTACACGACTAATACGACACCACAACCGATAGACGGGTTCAATTTTGCGGTGACTTAATTTTAAAGGAGGTTTTAGGCCATGCTAAAAATGAAATTGATTCCTTTTAAAGTCCAATCAGTAGAAGATTCACCAGGCGAAAGGCCTTACGGCATTGATCAGATCAAAGCGCCCGAAATGTGGGACAAGGGCGAAAGAGGAAAAGGTGTTGTAGTCGCCATTTTAGATACAGGCGTAGATATTACTCATCCCGATTTAAAGGACCGAATCATTGACGGGCGAAATTTCACTTTTGAAGGACCTTCAACAGATATTACGGACCGAAACGGTCACGGTACACACGTAGCAGGCACAATTGCAGGCACACAAGATGGCCAGGGCGTTGTTGGAGTTGCACCAGAAGCAAGCTTATTAATTTGCAAAGTGTTAGATCGTAATGGTTCGGGCAGTTATGCAGATATTACCGAAGCGATTAGATGGGCGACCAAATGGCGTGGGCCAAATGGCGAAAGAGTGAGAGTTATGAATATGAGTTTGGGGGGTCCTACTAGTGATAAGAGACAATATAAGGCGATTTTGGAGGCTTGCGCAGAGGGTATACTCTTTGCAGTCGCAAGTGGGAATGAGGGAGATTCCGACGAAAGTACGATGGAGTTTGGCTATCCTAGTCTTTATAACGAGTGCATTACTGTCTCAGCGTGCGATCAAGAAAAGAAGCTTGCGCCATTCTCGAATAATTCTAAGCAAGTAGACGTAATTTCTGCAGGCGTAGATGTGCTTTCGACCTATCCTACAGGCAAATATGCCGTATTATCAGGTACTTCAATGGCAACGCCTCATGTTGCAGGCGCATTGGCTTTGATTATTAATATAGGCGAAAAGTATTTCGACAGAACTTTAACCGAGAGCGAGATATATGCCTTGCTAGTCCAATGTTGTTGTTCTTTAGGCTATAAGCCAACAAGTGAAGGACACGGCATAATTGATCTTACAGGCATGAATAAAAAGTGTGAAAAATAGATATTATATTACTAAGTTTGATTAAAAGAAATTCACCATTCCTTTTAAAAAATACATTCCGAACAGAAAGCCCGAGAATCGTTGTGGTTCTTGGGTTTTTGCAATTGTTTACAAGTATACATTTTTGCACACATTGGAAAGAATAACTATATCGACATATTATAGCCCAGGGAAAAATGGGCTTTTTTTATGCCTGAGAGGAGGTGAGAAACCTAATGCGGATTGAACTAAGAAGTGATTCTGTCGTACTCGATGGATATGTAAATGTAACTCTCCGTGAAAGTCGTATTTTGCCGAGTCCACGAGGGCAATTTGTCGAAGAAATTAAGCCTAGAACATTTGAAAGAGCCTTAATGAAAAATGATTCGATTGACCTCCTTTTCAATCACGACAGAGGCCGTAAATTGGGTTCTACCAAAGAAGGAAACCTCGAATTGCGTGAGGATAATGTTGGATTACGGGCGATTGCAACCGTGACAGACTCCGAAGTAATGGAGAAAGCCAGGGCAGGCGAATTACGTGGATGGAGTTTTGGCTTTGCGAGCCTAAAAGATGAATGGTCCACTAAGGCTGATGGTATGCAAAAACGATCTATCGAAGAAATGGATTTGTTTGAAGTTAGCGTCTTATCGAAAACTCCTGCGTACATAGCTACGAGTATAGAGAGTAGAGGCGAAGATGATTCTGTTTTAACGGAAACACGAATAGAGGATTTCCAGGCGAAAATCGAAGATAATTCAAGCAAAACCGAGGATAAGACCGAAAAACAAGAAGAAACTAAGAAGCAGGAAGAATCTAGAAAAACACCTGATTCTCACTATTTCGAGCACCTAGAAAAAGAAGCAATTTTATTGCAACTCAAAGGAGGCAATTAAGATAAATGTTAACTTTACCTAAATACGAAATTCGTTCCATGCCTACATTAGTGGAACAACGTAATAATTTAATTCAAGAAATGGAAGGGCTTATTTCAAAGGCGAAAGAAGAAACTCGTGCTTTGGAAGATTCAGAAGCCGAACGCTTTGATGCGATCAAAACAGAAGTTACAAAGATCGACAAAACAATACAGGCACAAACAGAAGCCGAAAAGCTAAGTGCAACAGAAAAAGCTAAAACAGGCGAAGCAGAAGAACAAAGAGCATTAAGCGAAGAAAAGCTGATTAATTTTATTAAAGGCGACACTCGGGCGCTTGATGTGGCTAGTAATGGCGCAATCATCCCCACGGACATAGCAAACCGTATTATTACAAGAGTGAAAGAAATTTCGCCTATTTACCAACGTGCGACAGTCTTTAATGTCGGAGGGGACCTAGATTTTCCTGCGTTCGATGCGAATTCAATTGTAACAGGCTATATTGCTGATATGACTGAATTAACGGCTCAAAACGGGAATTTCACTACTCGTAAATTACAAAACTTTATTGCAGGTTCTTTGGTAACGCTTTCACGTTCGCTGATGAATCGTACTGATTTCGATTTAGTTCAATTCATTGTAAATATGATGTCGCAAAGCATGTCTAATTTTATCGAAAAAGAATTACTTGTGGGTGCAGGTGTAACAAGCGCAACAGGTGTTTTCGTGGATGGAAATTCAACAGGTCTTACAACTGCAGGCGTAGGTGCAATTACGACTGACGATCTGATTTCACAACAAATGGCTATTCCAGAAGCTTTTCAACCTCAAAGCGCCTGGATTATGTCCAAGCCTACTTTTACAAGTCTCCGTAAGCTTAAAGACACTACAGGCGCTTACGTGTTAAATCCAGACATTCGTACAGGCTTTGGATGGACAGTTTTAGGGGCTCCCGTTTTCGTTTCTGAGAATGCTCCTGCAGATGCAATAGCGTATGGAGATTTTTCGGGGTTATACGTTAAGGTTTCCCAGGCTATTGAAATTCAGATTCTCAATGAAATGTTCGCAAC